TGCTCTGGGTAGATGTGATGCGGTTGCAGGTTCTCGTCATAAATCGCAATCATCTCTTCCATGTGACCGATGCGGCAGTCAATGTCTACCCAGACCCGCCGCCCAGCCTCACGGAACTTGTTCCAAAACCAGATGTCATCATCGATCTTGGCGTCGGTCCACTTGCCATCCGCATCCGGCCTGCACCAGAACCAAGGCTTAGGCACGTCCTTGAGCCGGTCCAGCTTGATGGCCGTTAGCCCGAAATGGGCCGTCGTCACTTCCAGCGGCTGGCCGCAGTATTCCACCCGCGTCTCGCCGCCCATCGTAAACAGCGGAATTTGCTTTCCACGCTTGCACTGCATTGCCGCCACAGCGTCGTATTTGTCGTCGCTGTAAAGCACGCCTAACAAACGGTGAACGTGTTCCACGGTAAAGCAGCTGTCGAAGTCCACCGTAATAGCCACGTCGATGCCGTGGTCGATGGCGTCTTCCAGCATCCTCTGCATACATTGCCCGTAGAACACGCCGCCCGAAACGACAATCGGAATACCTGCCTTCTTAAAAGCGTGGTCGATGACGTTGCGGCTCCAGACGCATTCATATCTGGGAGCCGTCATTAACGCGGCGACCTTCGCTTCCTTGTGTGTATCCATAGCGTTCTGCTCCGCTGCTGGTGACCGTCTTATGATTAACCAACCTTGACGTAATCGGCATTGTTGGTGTTTGCGGAGGCGGCAATTTCCTTTTGGAGGATGCCGACCACCGAGGTTAAGACCGGGCCATTGGTCGTGGTGTCCGGTGTGAGTCCGACTTGCAGATACCGCTTGCGGCCATTCAGGTCAACGTGCAGAACAGCTTCAGCCGCTGCGGTGTTGTCGATGGTAAAAGCGTAGGTGCTGTTGAACGTGGCGAAATTGGATGCCGTGGTGTCGTCTGATTCCTTGAGGGAGACGACGACGTTCGTGCTGTTGGTGTTCAGTTCCGCACCGCAGGAAATGCTGATGGTTGCGTAATCGGCACCTTGGCAATCGAGGTTGGCAGTCCGTGCGGTAGTCACGGCGGTAATCGGGGCGAGCAGCGTGGAATACACGCAGCTTTGGAGAGTCTTCATTTATCGGTTCCTTGTCAGGTATTGATGTTTTCAGAAAAAGGAGGGAGCGGGAAACCCGCCCCCTCCCGACGGTCCCAAGTGGAGCAGAACACTTGGATCATTAGGATGCGTTGCACTTGACGCCGATGATCGGTCCGCCAGTGGTCGTGGTTCCGCGTTCGTGGCAGTTGATGTCGAAACGTTCGGTTGCACGGAAGTAAATGCTGTCGGTGTTGAAGCCGTAGCTGTTATCGACTGCGATGCTAATGCCACGCTTCTGGCCCATCGAAACGGCTCGGCTCATGTCGCCAAAGTAGGCGATGAACTTGCCGGACAGGTCAGTCGTCGGCGCGCCGCTGTCCATTCCTTGGCAGAACACGACCGGATAGCCCATGAAGATTGGACCCATGCCGGTTGCGTAGTTGGCCACGTTGACAGCCTGAGCACTGGCCAGCCGTTGCAGCACGTTATAGTAAATCGAGCTGTGGCAGTACCACTTCGGCTGGATGCCAGGCAGCATCAGCAGTTTGCCCATCGCTTCCTCAAAGGATGCAATGGTGATCTCGGCTGGCGTGTCGATGTTGGTTGCGGTTTGTGCGTAAGCACCCGCTGCCAATGCGTTTGCCAGACCGACAATTCCGCCGTAAGTGCTGGTGCCGTCGCCAAGGAAAAGACATTGGTCTTCCTTGACAGCAAAACACTGGGCCACTTCTTGGGTCAGCAAGTCACCCAAGGCCACGACGCTGTCTTCCGGCAGTTCGCTGGACCAGCTGGAGAAGACCATCAGCTTGCGAGCTTCCAGCCGGACTTGGTCGAACGCCAAATCCGATGCGGTGACGCTGCTGTTTTCGCCAGCAAAATAGCCAGTGAATCCGCCAGCCCGGCGAGGAATGAGCGTGACGCCCGGTCCCATCGGGTAGACGCGGCATTCCCGGCGAGCGATGCCGTATTCTTCGACGTTGCGAATGATGGCCGACTCCAGCACCTCAGGCACCAGATAGCCGCCCTTGGTGTTGTCGCTGGTCGACATGGCGTTTTGGATGCCGTGCGACTTCAGCCATTCGTTTGCACCCTGATGGCCGTTGATGCTGAGGAAGAACTGACCGGCGATGTAGGCTTCCTTGTCGGCGTTGGGGCCTTGGAAAGCCTTAACCACGCCACCCTTCGCCTTGGCCGGAACCCTGACGGCAGCGACGTTCAGCTCGCCATTAGCGACAACTTCGTCGGTTTGCTTGTCAGCGTCGAACCGTTGACGGGCGATTTGCTTCTGGGCGGCTTCGACCTTCAGCAGCCGGTCCAGTTTCGCTTCCAGTTCGCCGAGCTTTCCGGCTTGGTCGCCCTTGCCTTGAACCTCGTCGATTTCCTTTTCCTCGTCAGCGTTCAAATCACGCTGTTCGGCCTTGGCAACGGCCAGAATCGCAGCCACGCGGTCGTGCTGCTCCTGAATCAATTCCCGCAGTTTTTGTACGGTAAACATGGTCATTCCTTTTTTGTGCCGACCGTCAGCAGCAAAAAAAGAAATCGACTGCGACAGCCGACGTTGGTTTCCAAACGTCAGCCCGTCGAGTCGATGACAACCGAACTCTAGCGGGAGTTTTTCAAAATGTGTGGCGAGACATTCCCGCCGTCTGAAATAATACGCTTTTCAATTACCGAATCAAGTGTCCCGTCTTTTTAGTCGTATTGCCCGCAGTTTTGCGGCAATTAGCTTCGGGAATCGCTGCTCCACTGGCGTCGCTGGCTTGGCCGGGTCGAACAATTCCTGTGGCGGATGGCGGAACATGGACGCCGAGGCCATCGCTTTCGGTGCGTCCTTGATGTCGACCACTTCATCCACCAGACCGATAGCCAGTGCTTCCTTGGCTGTGAACCATGTTTCCTCCGCCACCATCGCCAGAATTTCGTCACGGCTGGCATCCATCTTGGCAGCGTAGGCATCGACCAGCGTTTCGCTGTATTTGTCCAGAATTTCCGCCGTTTTCCGCATTGCGGCCGCGTCGCCGATGGCAATTGTGTGAGGCTGGTGAATCATAACCATCGCCCGTGGTGCGGCCGTAACCTTGAATCCGCTGACCAGAAACAGAGTAGCCGCCGATGCAGCCAAGGCGTCAACGCTTACCGTCACCTCGCCGCCATGCCGCCGCAGGTTCTCTACCGCTGCAACTGCCTCATCGACGCTGCCGCCAGGTGAATTGACACGCACGCTGATCGGTCCGTCGCCCAGCATCCCCAGCCCTTCGACGATGGAATCGGCCCCGATGAATCCCCAGTCGGCTGGCCCGATCTGGCCGTAGACGAACATTTCCCGCGTCTTCTCGTTTACCCGCAGCATTCCAGCCTCCATTCCATGTCAAAGTTAAAGTCGTTTCGGTCCGGCATTCTGCTTGGCCGGTAACATCCAAACTGCTCCATATACGCAACCGCACCCGATAGCGAGTTGTCCGGTAGTCCGTCGTAGTGCTTGAATCCGTCGGCGTCTGTTTCGTGTATCACCCGCTGGACTGCCCGCCTGCGGAAGTATGGTTCCATCGTCTTCAGGATGGCAAGGTCCATGCCCTGTGCGTCAGTCATCAGCGTCTGAATCTGCTTGACGCCGAACCATTCAAGGAACTCGCCAAGGTTTACCACCTGCACCTCTACCTCGCCCTGTTCGCTCAGGTCCGCTTGTGGATACAGCTGGCGTGCCTGCTCCGTGCAAACGCCGAGGCTGCTGCTGACTCCGTTCGTGTTATACCTTCGCATCTTGGCCCGGCAGGTAGCTGGACCGCAAGCCGCTTCGACTACGTGGAAAATATCGGCGATGTGTGCGTTATGCTGCCGCAGGTACGCCGCAGCATCTGGCAGCGGTTCAAACATAAAAAAGCGGTCGTGCCCTTGCAGTAGCCGCAGCATCTCGGCATCCCCACGGTTCGGCCCGACGCAGACGAAGACACGCTCACTCATAGGCTGGACAGCTCCTTGACGCCATCCGCCCGCCAACTGGTGACCAACGCCTTGACCGCTTCCACAAACTCCGCTGGCTGTTTGTCCGCTGCCGCCAGCAGTGCGTCCTTATGCCGCTTGCAGTATCCGGCCACGTCACAGTCCTCCGCCCCCGCTGTTGATTCCAGCCGTTCCTGCCATCGAGCGTAAAAGCCATCGACCCAGTCCACGAAGTTCTTCGCCCGCAGGCCACGCTGCTCAATGCGGTTGCATTCGACGCCGACCATGTGCTGGAGCTGGGCCTGTGCCGCTGGTGCTGCCGTTGGCGTTTCGGTTTCAGTGGTGCCGTCGCCTGCCGGGTCCACTTCGTCGGTCGTGATGTTCGGGTTAGAGTAGACATCGCCGCCGCTGTAAGGGTTCATATCCAATTTGGCCCGTGCCTCGTTCGGGTTGATAATCTTGTGAACAATGCCCTGTGCCAGCGTGTCCACGGTCGTCTTCATGTCGGTCATGATGAGCGTGCCACGGTTAAACTTGAAGTAATACTGGTCCGCCATCTTTTCGCGGTCAGTCAGCAGTTTGGCGCGGCACTGCATTTCCCATTTGACCAGCCAGCGGTTCAGGCAGGACTGCAACTCCGAGAGCTGCTTCTGTTCGAGGCTGGAGTAGCTACTGCGGCTTTCATCGCCAGGCATCGACTCAAGGCCGAACCAGAGCATAATGTCGGTGCGGTTGAACTTCTGTTGTTCGACGAACTGGGCATCATGGTTCGACATCGTCAGCACGTTAGCCGTTACGCCCTCCCGCAGCAGTCCGACCAATTCCCCGTCTTCGTTGTGATGCTTGCGGAATGTAGTCAGGAACTCCGCCGCCTGCTTCTCGTCACGGAATGAACCGGGCGGGGCCTGTAGCATCAGCCGCCCAGTGAATCCCTTTTCGCTTTGCTTCGTCGCCAGCCGCTGTCCATTCAGCCCCATTGAAATCGACTCACGGGCCACGCTGGCAAACGACTTGCCCTCGATGCCGTCATAGCCGAAGCCTTGAATGTGCAGAACGTCCCGGTCGTGAATGACTACGGTCGTCTCAGGGTTGGCAGTCATCGCCGCCTCGAAGTCGCCAGCGTAGGCAGCGATGCGGTCGTGGTCCATGTTCGGGTTGGTTACGTGGTACTTCTCGCCGCCGACCATGTAGGTCTTCGTCCGGTCAGGCATCAGCGGCAGCAGCTCCGTCGGCCTGCCTGCTTGGCGAATCACCACCGCCCGCCCATTGCCCCAGCCGATAGCGTGGCCCTGAATGGTTTCCTTCCAAACGTCCGCGGTCTGATAGTCGTTGGGTTGCCACCGCAGCAGGTTCCAAACCGGATGGCCAATTCCGTCGTCGCTTCCGCCTCCGTCAATCTTACGGCGAATCTCCAGCGGCATCTGGCCGACCATGCCGCTGATCTTCGACATGGCATACCACACGCCAGCCAGCCCCAGCATCGTATGCGGGTTTACTGGCGTCACGCCGTCATCGGTTCCGTTGAACCATTTAATCAGGCCATTGAGTCCGAATCCCATCAGTGCCACTCCATTAGCCGATGAACAAGCTGCCAGTAAACTTCGACTTACAAACCATAACCGCACGCATCGCCATCAAAGACGCAACCACCGCATCAATCTTTTCCTTGCTGTGCTTTTTGTCCGGCATCACCTGGTCCCGGCTGTTGCGGTTAATGCTCATGTTCAAGGCACACCACCGCAGCACCGGGTCATTCACTGCCGGCCGCAATCGCCCCTCGACCGCTGCGTTTTGGAACTCCAGCAGTACCTCATTAAAGTGGTGATGGGCCTGCGGCATCTTCACCGCAGTAAGTCCTGCCGCGTCCAGTTCGTCGCCGAGTTGGCTTGCGTTGTACGGGTCAAACGCCACCATCTGAATGCCAAGTTCCTCGCATTCATCCAGCAGCGAATCACGCAGGCTGGCCACGACGTAGCGACATTTGACCAACTGCCCGCTGTGTATCCAGTGCGACCACGGTTGCTGCGTCAAATCCCGCCTCGATTCCTCACTGATGAACGCCCGGCTCCGCATTTCGTAACGGTAGATGGGCCGCAAGTTTCCGGCATCGTCTTCTGCCTCGCCGACTTTGAACCGTGCCACCAATCCGTATGCCGCTAGATCATCTTTGCCGCCCAAGTCCACACCCGCAGCGATGGCATCCGCTTCGTCCCAGTTCGACAGTGGTGCGACGATGCTATCCCACAGCTCCGCCGTGATGCCGTTCTCCACGCTGGAGACGGTACGGTTACAGTGGTAACGCATGAAGTCGTGCCGGGCCTGCGGCTTGTTCTTGGCCTTGGTCGCCTGCTCGCTGAGATAGTCGAGCTTCACCGAGATGTTCAGGTTCGGGTTGGCCTTGACCCAGACAGCCGGGTCGAACGGGTCATCCGCCTCGTCGATTTCGTAGATGATGCCGAACGTGGAATCGTCCTGCCAGTCGCCCTTGATGACGCCGCGGGTGTAGGTCAGTTCCTCGTTGTAGATGCGGCTGCGGTCATTGCCCGCCGTGGTAATCATCACCTGCATCGGCTGGGTCCGTGCCGCACTGCCGGTCGTCATCGTGGCGTAAAAGTCCCGGTGATACTCCTGCCAAGCGTGCAGCTCGTCGAAGAATACGCCGTGAGGGTTCAAACCGTCGTATGGCTTGTCTGAACCTAATGGCCGCAGGAAAGAATTGGTCGCCTCGAATGCGACATTGTCTTTTGTGATGCTGGCGTGCCGCCCAAGGTACGGCGACTGCCGCAGCATCCGGTTGGCTTCCTTGTGGATAATGCGGGCTTGGTCCAGTTTCGTCGCCCCGATGTAAACCTCGGCCCCAGCCTCCCGGTCTCCCGCCGTCAGCAGCAAGGCCAGCCCGGCACAGTAGGAAGACTTGCCATTCTTGCGGGCCACGCTGATGAATGCCCTGCGGAATCGCCGGGTGCCGTCCTCGCGTTCCCAGCCGAACAGGTTCCAGTTAATGAACGCCTGCCACGGCGAGAGGTGGAACGGATGCCCGACGAACTCGCCGATGGAATGCCGCAGCAGCATCGGGAAAAACTGGCACGACTTCTCCGCCCGCTGCTGGTTCAGCCGATAGGGAAAGTCCGGTGTCTGCTGCCGCTCCAAGTCCCGCTGATACCTGGCAACCGCTGCCTTGACCATATCGCACGCCACGACCGAGCCGTCCTGCACGTCGTCGCAGTAGCTTGTCACAGCATCACGATATAGGTTCGCACGAATCAATTAAGTCCTGCCTTCATAAACTCAGCGAACGGGTCAGCGTCCTTCTGCTGCTGGTCGACCTTCAGCCCTGCCCGGTCAACAGGCGACAGGCCGAACTGCTTGCCGAGTCGGTCGTATTGCCCGCACAGTTTCAAGTAAATCTCAATTAGCTTTCCATCAAGCGGCGACGATTCAATTGCCTGCTGCAAGTCGTTGAGCTGTTGACGGATGAACGCCAGTTGATGCAGCTTGCCCTCGTCGCAATTCTTCAGCACGCTTTCCGGCAGCGTCTCCATTACGTGCCTCCACTGGCGTTTGCCGTCATCACGCAGCGATTCTGGTGGAGTTAATTGCAGTGGTGCGTTGCTGAATATCACAGACTCCAAACGGTTGCCGTGCCGGTCCTCCCGGTAGGTGCCGTCTAGCTTGTGCTTCGCTGCAATCTTCGGTTTGCGTCCTTGTTGGCCTTTGTAACCAGCCATTTTTCGAGTCCGTTCGTGTGTAAAGGTCAAAAGAGTCCTTCATTTTGCCAAAATGCGTTCGTGTG